ACGCCTGTAAGAGCCATTATGGGTACAGCCAGTGCAACATTCTTACGTCCGTTATCTACAGCTTTAGGTGCTGCGGTACGTTATCCATTTGATGGTGACGCATCTACACTACGAGCTAGTCTATCAGCTATCAACGGCATGATAGAAGCTATACCAGAATCCTTTACATTATTTAGAACTAAACTAAATTCATACTGGAAAGGTGATCTAGCTACAATCAAAACCAGATACTCTGAGTTTAGTCGTGGCGATCAAAACTGGGAGCTTATACGTAGATGGGCAGAAGATAGTGGTAGAGCTACAGCTGGTGATACAGCAGCATTTCGTATTGCTAACATGGCACGTAAAATGAATGACTCTAACTTTCTGACATACTCTACAAAGATTATGGCAGCGACTGACGACGCATTTGCATATATACTTGGTCGTGCAAAGATGCGTGAGAAAGCTATGCGTAGAGTTCTGGAACTACAAGGCAACGGAATACAGACACCTAAGATTAACAAGAAGTTAATGAAGGCATATGAAGATGACTTTTACTCACAAGTCTTTAACGCTGATGGTAGTATAACAGACGAAGCTACTGCATTTGCACGTAAAGAAGTTACACTTACACAAGAGCTTACAGGATTTGCAAAAGGTCTAAACGATGTATTTACATCTACACCTCTAGCTAAACCTTTCTTTTTGTTCGCTAGAACTGGTGTCAACGGTCTTGCACTAACAGGTAAGTATACACCCGGTTTTAACTTCTTAGTTAAAGAGTTTAACGAGATCGCACTAGCTACAGATGCTAACTTAGATATGTTAGCAAAGTATGGTATTACAAACGCTACTGAGCTAGCTAACGCTAAGGCTTTACAAACAGGCCGATTGGCAATAGGCTCTGCTGTAGTATTTATGGCTACACAGGCATGGATGCGTGGTGATTTAAACGGTAACGGCCCTCTTGACAGATCCAAAAGACAGATGTGGATAGATGGTAAATGGGAGCCAAGGACAATCAAGCTAGGTGCTGTACGTGTTGGTTATGATAACTTTGAACCATTTAACCTTATTATGTCTACAATCGCTGACGTAGGTGATGCAAGTGAACTTATGGGTGAAGAGTGGACAGAATCAGAACTACAAAAGATTTCTTTGGTTGTAGCACAGGCTATAACAAGTAAGTCTTATCTTGCTGGTATACAGTCATTCGTTGACTTGTTTGCTGGTCGCCCCGGTCAGTTTGATAGAATTGTAGCTGGACTAGGTAATAATATTGTACCTCTTGCTGGTTTACGTAACGAGCTAGGTAAATTATTTACACCTTATATGCGTGAGATTGGCTCTGGTATTGACCAGTCAATTCGTAACCGTAACTTAATGACAGAGCAAGTACCCGGTGTAGAGCAGCTACCTATAAAGTATGACATGCTCAATGGTAAACCTCTAAAAGATTGGGACTTCTTAACTAGAGCATACAATGCTGTAAGTCCTATTAGTCTTAACTTAGATCAAAGCCCCGGTAGAAACTTTCTATTTGACAGTGGCTACGATCTACGTATGTCTACATACTACGCACCTGATAGTACTAACTTAACAGATGCTCCTAGAGTTAGATCTGAGTTTCAACGTTTTATTGGTTTGCAGAATCTAGAGCGTGAGCTAGACAAGCTAGCTGCTGATCCAAAGATTATCGCATCTATGGAGAAGATGTATGCTGACATCAGAGCTGGTTTACGAGATCAGTACGATGCAAGAGATTACTACCATAATATAATGATAGGTCGATTATTTGATAGAGCTCGTAAAAAAGCTTGGGCACAGATGAGAGACAACCCAGAAGCTCAACAACTTATGGAAGAGCTAAGATTAAAAAGAGTCAGGAAACTAGACAAGAAACGAGAGACTCGTAACATCCTCAACATATACAAATAAATGGCAACAACATTCGTAGAATACACTGGGGATGGGCAAGCTTCTAAACAGTTTACCTTTCCTTCATATCAAGAATCTGATGTCAAAGTCCGTGTAGATGGCGTACTCAAAACAACAAGTACACACTACAACATTACTGGTTACACTACTACAGGTGGCGGTAATGTAGTCTTTACATCAGGTAATATACCAAACAGTCCAGCTAACATACGTATATATCGTGACACTAATGTAGATACAGCCAAGGCTACGTTTACAGCAGGGTCATCCGTAAAAGCAGCTGATTTAAATAATAACACAACACAGCTCTTATACAGAGCACAAGAAGAGCAGATACCTAATCTTATACATTCGTATGATATAGATGACGGTGCCATAGAAACAAGTAAGATCAAGGCAGATGCCATAACTGGTGCTAAGATAGCTGACGATCAAATCAACTCTGAGCACTATGTAGACGGTAGTATTGACACTGCACATATCGCAGATGCACAGATTACATCTGCTAAGATAGCTGACGGTACTATAGTTAACGCTGATATAAACGCAAGTGCAGCAATAGCTGGGTCAAAAATAGCAGCATCAACAACATCGGCAGCTGGTACTATGTCAGCAGCTGATAAAACAAAACTTGATGGCATAGAGACTGGAGCTACAGCAGATCAGACAGCATCAGAAATTAGAACACTTGTAGAAGCTGCATCTGACAGTAATGTATTTACAGACGCAGATCATACAAAACTAAATGGTATTGAAACAGGTGCTACAGCTGACCAAACAAATGCAGAGATTAGAGCAGCAGTAGAAGCAGCGACAGACAGTAATGTATTTACAGATGCTGACCATAGCAAATTAAATGCAATCGAAGCTGGTGCAACTGCTGACCAAACAGCAAGTGAAATAAAAACTCTTATAGCTAGCTCACCTTTAGATAGCTCACATCTAGCAGCTAACTCAGTTACAACTTCTGAGATAGCAGATGGAGAGCTAACAACACTAGCTGGCATGCAGTCAACAACTGCGTCAAACCTAGCAAGTTCTACAGCTCTTACAGCTACTACAGCAGAGCTAAACCAGCTTGATGGTATTACACTTGAGACTTCTGTTACTACAAACAGCGACACTCGTATACCTACATCTAAGGCTGTAAACGATCTTGTATTGTCTGTAACAAACGCTCTTGGTGGTTTTGTAGCTATAGCAAACGAGACTAGCTTTCCTACAGCTAACCCTGACCCAAGCAACAATGCTGGCACAGTAGTATCTATATCACAACTTGCAAGCGGTCTTGCAGTCAACAGCAGTGGCGTAGCAACTATAGCTAACGGTGCTGGTACAGGTAATACTGTAACTATAACTGGTTTTCCTAGCTCATTACATAGTCAGACATTACCAGCAAACAGTGGTTTACAGGTACAAACAACATCAACCTTACACACATATACATTTCACAAACAGTTAGCTAGTGCAGCCGATATACAGGCTATCAGTGCAACAGTTAACTCATTCTCAAACAGATACAGAGTGTCAGCTTCTGCACCTACATCTTCTCTAGATGGTGGTGACTTATGGTACGACACAACTAACAGTAAGCTTATGGTTTACTCTAGTCAAAACTCTGCATGGGAAGAGTCGTCTGCGATTGGTAACTTCTTTATATCTACAATATCTAGCTCATCAAGTACAGGTGGAGGAAGTGCAACACCAAATGGAACAGCTTACAGATTTACAATATCTGACGCACCTACAACTGCCGCAGCTTGTATTGTCAGCGTCGATGGAGTCATTCAGAAACCTAACAGTGGATCCAGCCAGCCAAGCGAGGGCTTCGTCCTTGTGGGTAATGACATTATTTTTGGGGCCGCCCCTGCTAACGGTGCTAGCCTCTTTGTTACTGTCATCGGGTCAACAGTCGGAATAGGTACACCAAGTAACAATACAGTTACAACAGCGATACTACAGAATGGATCAGTTACAACTCCAAAGATTGTAGACAGCGCAGTAACATCTGCCAAGATTGCAGATGCAAACGTTACTACAGCTAAGATTGCAGATGCAAACGTAACTACAGCTAAGATAGCAGACGATGCAATTACGGCAGCTAAGATAGCTGCAAACGCAGTAGGTCAAGGTGAGATAGCTTCTGGAGCGGTTACTGGTAATGAATTAGCTGCGGGTTCTGTTACGGCATCTAAAATAGGTGCTAACGAGATAACTACAGCTAAGATTGCAAACGATGCAGTTACTACAGGTAAGATTGCAGATGGAAATGTAACGACAGTTAAGTTAGCAAATGGTGCAGTAACTGCTGCCAAAATTAGTAATGGTCAAATTACTACGGATAAAATACCAAACGATGCAGTAACTACAGCCAAGATTGCAGATGAAGCAGTAACACTGGCTAAGTTACCTCATGGCACATCTAGTAATAATGGTAAGTTTTTAAGAGCTAATAATGGAGCAGATCCTACTTTTGAAGTAGTTAATACAGACTTAGTTGCTGACACATCACCACAGCTAGGCGGTACGCTTGATACAAACGGACAGGATATATTATTTAATGGAGCACAAAACATAAGTTGGGATAGTAGTGCTGCTGATCTTATTTTTAACGATTATGCAAAATTAAATCTTGGAACTGATAAAGATTTTAAAGCATACCAAGATGGTAATAATACAATATTGCAGAGTTCTAATACATCTGGTGGTGTATATCTGCAAGGTGCATTAGTACAAGTAGGTTCTGAAACAGGGGAGGTTGGTGTTAAGTTTATTAAAGACGCAGCCGTAGAGCTATATCACGACAACGTTTTAAAGTTGAACACGACTTCAAACGGAGTTACTTGTCAAGATGATTTGTCTGTTCTTGATAATAATAAAGTAACAGTTGGAACTGGTGATGACCTACAAATTTTTCACAACGGTAGCACTGGTAATAATAATATAAGTAGCGTTAATGGTCACTTATATATTAATGCAACTGCAACAGAAGTTGGAATCCTTGTTAACCAAAACGGAGCAGTAAATCTATATCACAACAACAGTAAAAAGTTTGAAACTAAGAGTAACGGAGCGGCAGTAACAGGAAATCTACAATGTAATAATACTCTTTCTTGTGGCACAGGTTTACAAGGGGGTAGTGTTGCTAGTTTCGGTGGTGGTACTAATAACCAAATAAACATCTTTGATGGTTCTAATACTGGGTGGGGTTTATTACTTACACAAAGTCAAGGTACTAGTTCAACTACCAGTTACCACTATTCAAGTAATTCTAGTGTTAACAAACCTTGTGCAATAATTAATGTGCAAAATGATGCCTTACATCTTGGTACTAATAATAATCCAAGACTTAGAATAGAACATGATGGTCACGTGTTGCCTACAGTTAATAATAGTTATGATTTAGGTAGTAGTGGTTATCGTTGGAGAAACATTTACACTGGAGACCTTCAACTATCTAACAAAGGTTCATCTAACGATGTCGATGGTACATGGGGTGACTGGACTATACAGGAAGGAGAATCAGACTTGTTCTTAAAAAATAATCGTTCTGGTAAAAAGTATAAATTTAATTTAACGGAGGTATCATAATGGGACTATTTACTAACAGTATATACCCTGCTGGTGGAGAAACTGGTGATGGAGGAGGAATAATACAAGTTAGGACTTTTTCAAGATCTGGGCCATTAAGCTATAGTCAAGTTAACTCAAGTACCTATAATTGCCTTCTTTATGGTGAAATTACACCAAGGACTGCTACTAATAAAATATTAATATTTGCATCTATTAATGGTGTTGCTAATAGAGGTGGTACTGAGTGGGAAGCTTGGTTAGGCTATAACACAACCGCACCAAACGGAACTACAGTTACAGGAAGCGATCAAGCTGTTGGTAACTGGACAACTCTTAACATGATGACAGGTTTAGGTTCTTGGGGTAGAAATGACCAAACTATTGGTACTGATACTGGAAATACCATACATACCCCTAACACAACAAATGCGGCTAGATACGCAATAATTACTAATAGAAAATCTGCTATTTATGTCAACAATGAATGGTCAACTAATGATCTAGGTACTTCACTTATACTTATGGAGGTTTCAAGCTAATGGCATCTAATTTAATAAGATATGGAGTATTTGATGCGATTGATTCTTTAAAACCGGGTGCTCTTTCACGTAATATTTTTAGAACTGATATTGAACCTTTTTTCCCTGAATGGGATGAAAGTAAAGATGGAACAGCACCGACACTAGAAGAAATTAAAGCTGAAGTTGTACGTCTAAATAAGGAGGCTTATCCATTAGCTAATTTACGTCATATAAGAAATCAACTATTAGCTGAAACTGACTGGAGGGCTAATTCTGATGTAACTATGTCAGATGCTTGGAAAACTTATAGGCAAGCTCTTAGAGATTTACCAGCTAACACCACCGACCCAGCAAACCCTACATGGCCCACTAAACCAGAATGACATTAACACAAATAAATAAGGCTGGTCTAGATGAGATAGCACTGGATCATGTTTTTACAATAGGTGCTAGTGGATCTAGTGCCTACACATTTCAAGGAGAAGGGTTAAATGGCACTGTCAACAACCCTACCCTTTACCTTACAAGAGGTAAAACGTATAGATTTGAAAATGGCTCAGGCGGTCATCCTATACGTATACAAAGCACATCTGGAGCAAGCGGTACTGCATACAACACTGGC